ATATGAAGCAATTGCAGCAAGAGGGATTGGTGCTGATGCTTGGGGGAAATTAAATCAAGATCAAAGAAACTCATTGACATCATTAGCGTATAATGGTGGTTCAGGAATAATAAACTCTTTAGTCAAAAACGGTTTAAGAGATGCAATTCTTAAAGGTGATACTGCGGGTGCATCCAAAATCATTTACGAAAAAGGATGGAAAACCTCTGGTGGTAAGTTTCTTGCTGGACTTGATACAAGAAGATTGAAAGAAGCAACATTGTTTGCTGGTGCAGGTTCAGAAGTTCCTACACAACTAGCAGGAGCATCAACGCCGATGCAAACGCCAGCAGCACCACCATCACCAGCACCAACACAAGCACCACCAGCGGCTCAAGATGTACCGAAAGAAGAACCTACAATTGTAGGTAAAGCATTAGAAACATTGTTGACTGGTGGTGGAGATTTTCTAAAACAAATCGATCAGATGACTGGCGGTAAATTAGGTGTCGCATCTGGTGATTTAGCAAAAGCACTAAGAACAAGAAATCTATTCGAAAATCCAAATATGATTGATGGTTCTACAAATATCGTAGCAGATGGTTCTTCACAAGAACTTGGTCCAATACCCGGTGTCTTTGATGAGAATCTACTCAAAAAATTAACATAAGATGACACCAACACCAGCATCAGCAAAGCCTGTTGATTTAAAAAGTATACTACCAATTATTGCTAAGGACTTTGAAGCAATAAGAATAAGTTTTGCTTCTTTAGTAAAATTAAGAAAAGAAGAAAGATTTATTCGTTCTTCAACAGCAGCAAGACAAAGACAAGATGCTTACAAAGAAAGATTTAAACCAATCATCTCGAAAAAAACAAATTTTAAAGAGGGTTTAAAAGAAACATCTAATGATTTATTTGGCGCACTAAGAGCTATTGGTGGCGTTTTAGGTAGTATGTTTGCCATTCTTGGTGTTGCTGGTATAGCCAAAATAGTTGGTGGCACAGATGCTGGTAAATTTTTGAAAAACTTTGTGGTAAATGTTTTGAATTCGGTTGTTGATATAATTCAGAAAGCATTTACAACTATAAAGGGCATTTTTCAAAATGCAGATGTACAACAAAGTTTTTTCAAAACAGTTAAATCAATCTTTGATTTTATTGGCACAAGTCTAATATCTGGATTTCAAATAGTCAAAAATTTGTTGACTGATGGTGAAGTAATTTCAAAGTTCGTTGAAGTTATCAAAAGCGTTTTCTCTGCAATTTTTGCATCTGTTGGTAGTCTCGTTTCAATCGTGGGGACCATCTTTACAGAAAATACAGAGAGTATAAAAAATGGTCTTGTTGAATTCTTCACAAAGATAATCAATGTAATTATTCCTATTTTAAGCATTGCTGGTGGTGCATTTAGAGATTTACTTACTGATGAAAGATTTAAAGAAGCATTTGGTAATATAGTCAAAAACTTTTTTGGTGTAATTATTGCTGCGTTTAAAGTGAGTTACAAAGATGGCGACAAACAAAAAAGTGTTGCAGGTGAACTACTCATGTGGGCAGGTGGAATTGCGGCTGCTACTGTTGCATTCACTCTTCTGAAAATAAAAATGTTTCAATTGGGTGCTGCACTTGAAGCATCAAACTTCTCAAAAGATGGCCCATGTGATTGTGGTCCAATTGGTCCAGATGATTTACCCGATGCTGATAAGAAAAAAGGTGGCAGATACAAGAGTGCGGGAAGACAACTACCAGCAAAGGAACAAACGGTTCTTGAAAAACTAGGCGAAAAATATGAAAAAGGTAAAAAATATCTCACTGACAAGGCAAGAGCAATAGCAAACTCTGTCAAAGAGGGTTTTGAAAAGATAAAAGGTAATGCGAAAAAACTTGCGGAGATGGTCAAGAAGCCTGTACTTGCAATGATAAAAAATCCAAAGTTGCAATCAAAAATAGGCGCAGCAGCACTTAAAAGATTTGGTGAAAACATCGTTGCAAGGATCATAGCAAAAGCGGCAACACTACCAGCGGGTTTAACTGGTTTCGGTCTTGTTCTTGCATTGGCAAATACAGCATTGATTGCTTATGACCTTTATCAACTTTGGCATTTTCTATTTGTTTCGAGTGATGGTGAAAAAGAAGATGGTGGATTTGTAAAAGTCGCTGGTATTGAAGCAGAAATTGATAAGTGGTATGAAGAATATATGAAAGGAGAAAAATCTCCAACACAAGCGGAAGTACCTGTTGTGACACCAGCAGCGACACCAACTCCTGCACCAGCAGCAACGGCTTCAACAACAAAACCTTCAATGGCACCAACAGCAGCAACACCACCATCAACTACGCCATCACCACAAACAGGTGCAGAAGTTGTCGCTAGACAAAGAGAGATGGCTGGATCCGATGAAGGTGGAGTGCCTGAGAGAACTATCAGTGGTTATTCTTATGCAGCAACAGAAGCACTTAAATCAAAAATGAAAGTTGGTGATGTATCAGCAAAACAACATGAACCTGGTACAGATGTGTTAGCACAAAATTTAATGGGTATGGTGCCTGGTTTCAATAGATTTACTGCGTTTGATGACGCATTTCACAACAAGGTATCACCCGGCTCTAAACACGCATCTGGTCTTGCTTTAGATTTTACTGTAAACGGTGGCAGTGAAGCATACAAAAAAGCAGCAGCATCAGTTAGGACACACTTATCTTCTCTTGGTTTAGGACCAGCGGATGTTAAAGTGATTGATGAAATGAATAATCCTTCATCAAAAGCAACTGGTCCACATATTCATGTTCAGTTTCAATCGGCAGAAGCAGCAGAAAGATATCGTTCTCAATTCCCAAATACAGCACTCAGTTCATTTGCTAAAGGAGCAAAAGACTTTCTATTAGATGTTGAGCAGGGCGCTGGTAGAGGAATGTCTGCCGCAGCAAAAGCATTAGAAAATGTTTTGCCTAGTTTAGATAGTGTCAAAAAAGTTGGCGGTGATGTACTTGAAATGGCAGTCGGTGGTTTAATTAGTGGACTAAAATTTGTTGATGGTATGACTGGTGGTAAGTTAGGTTTAGGCTCAAATGAAATGAACACTGCAATGAGAATGCTTGAAGATGAAGCTAAAAAGGGTGGTGGGTTATTTGACTTATCTTCAACTATTGTTTCAAATAAAGTTGAAAATAAAACGATAGCACCAATTAATCCTAAATCTCAAGACAGCGCAACATTGAATATGGTGTTAAGCCGTCACTACACATAAAAAAACGCCACCCGAAGGTGGCGTCACAATCATCAATCTTCCGCTAGAGACTTGAAGTAATCAAGTTCTTCATCATCTAAATCTGCTGATGGTTTAGGAACAAAGTTCTCATCAATAGCCTTAGTCTTTGATACTGGTGCAGCACCATCAAGACCCAAGACTTTATCAAGTTTTGCTTTCAACACATCATAAGATTTGAAGTTCTTTGGATCAAGAAACTCTTTGAGTGAGTGTTGCTTTTTCCACAGTGCTTCAAGTTTTGCATCATCACCATCAAGCAATGCTGAAGGAGAATCAAACTCAGACTTGTCATAGTTGCGATAACCTTCAACTTGACGAATCTTGATCTTGAAGTTAGCACCTTCCCAGAAATCAAAAGGATTGATTGCCTTTTCATCTTCAAATTCTGGATTCATTGCTTCTGTAATCTTATCAAAGATTTTCTTACCAAACTTGTAAAGACGAATCTGTCCTTCATTTTCTGGATTCTTTGGATCAGAAACAATGTAAACATTAGTCACATAATGTAAACGGCGTTTTTGTTTACGTGCAATTTCTTTGTTTGCTTCAATACCTGAGTTCCACAAAACAGAGTTATGCTCTGAAACTGGATCTTTTTGATTGAGTGTTGTCAAAGAGTTTTCAATGTACCAGCCACCAGGGCCTTGAAAGCCATGATCAAAGATACGTACCCAAGGAAGTCCATCATCACCATCTACTGCTGGAGCAGGAAGAAAACGAACAACAGCCATGCCGTTACCTGCTTTGTCAACCTCTGGTGTCCAGAAACGATCATCGCCTCTTGAACCAGATTCTGTGTTTGTATTGATTGATTCAACCGCTTTGGTGAGTTTCTCGAATGAGTTGCGGTTGTTGCGTAGTTTAGAAAAGTCCATATGTTACCTCGTATGTAAAAGTGTTAAATTGTATGTGCATCTTGTCCACATGATTCATTATATACTTCTATATATGTATCGTCAAGAACTGATTGCACGATTTTTATCGTTTTCGCCGTATCTCTGTGAAGAATACCAATACCACCAGCAAGATTGAAATCATCAATTACATCCGTTGTATCATCAATCAGAATGACATCAGACTTTGCATAGTTTGCTTTGAGGTGACGACCAGGCACGATATTAGCCTTAAAGTCAATGTAATGGCGTTTCAGCCAAACTTTCTTTTGCTTCTTTACTTCTTCGTGATGCATTTTACCACCAGACGATGAAAGAATCTCAATCGGTATATCAAGTGAGAGAACGAACTTCAACAACTCTTTACCACCAGGATACCAATCAAGTGTTTCAAAGTTTCTGCCATCTACAAATCGATTCCAATTGTCATCGTGTTTTTCACCACGTTCACGGCTGCTTGATGCTGTTCGTTTGAACATCTCCTTGTATCGTTTATTGAAATCAGACAACACACCGTCCATATCCAATAGTATTTTCTGTATTCGCATCGTATTCCTTTTTGAGTATAAGTTTATATTTCGTTGGTTCGAAATTTATGAACGGAGTGTATTTCTTTATTGTTCTGCTGATTTTGGGAAAGTGAATCGTATCTTCAATCTTCGCATCCCACTTAGGCAAAAAGCTCAGTATGCTATTCAATACACAAATTGTTTCAATCGATACATCACCATGTAACATGTTGTGTAATAACTTAGGGTACTGAGTATCTAACACCGTAAGATTATCATTTGGATTACCATCAAATAAAAAATCTTTGACTTCATTTGTAAAGTGATATGTTAGTGCTTGAATTACTTTTTGTCTTTTCCGATACTGAATGTCCGATTCTTCTGTCAATAGATGTCCAATCCAAACATTAGAATCATGCACAAGATTAGCAACGATAAAATCACGACCTTGTTCAGCATTTGAGAATCGCCGACTCAATTTGTAAAAATGATATTTGTCTTTTCGATTCTCAAAGGCATCTATGCTCGTACTAGTCTTACCATTATATCGAAAGTAATCGTAAGAATCGGAATTGAAGTGAAGTTTGAGAGAATGAAATAAACAGAATGCTTCATATCCAGTCATATGGGTAAACGATTACCTTTATTTTTTAACATGTTCAAACTTTCTGCTTGTTCTTGAATTTTTGCTTTGAGATTTGGTGTAATCAAAGTAGCAGCAACTTCAACTTCCAAACCAGTTTCTTTACAATGTTCACTGATAGCCTCAAGATATGTGTAATCTGTATTGGCTACCAGCTGTTCAATACCCAAAGAAAACTTTAGCATTTCTTCTTTAGTCGGCATTAGGCACCGTTCGGGCTACCAAAGCGCAAGTCATAAGTTGCGCCACCGACTGTGCCTGGCATTGCAAATGTCACAGGTTCTTTTGCTTGCGGTGGAATTGTATCGTTCACTGTTGCACTGAATGGCCAGTTGTTGTTTGGAATATTTTCGAAACTAAAATCTGGTGCATCATCTAATACCAAATAGTCATCTGTTCCCACATATACATCTTCGTGTTCAGAAGGCACAACTTGAATCTGTCCATCGATTTCGTAACCACAACCTCTTAGAAAATCTCTTACTTGATTGAGAATGTCATCAAGAAATAATTCATTGAAGTTCATTTCAAGACTTCTATTGCCATCATTTGAATCAAATCGAATTGTAAAATTGTGATTCTCATTATCAAAATCCATAATAT